AATCTATTATAGATAATACTTACTTTACACAAAGAAAATTAACACCTTTAAAAGAATTAAAACTATAATGCAATTAGAACTTAAATATCAAAAGACTAAAACTCTTAATATTAAAGAGAATGGTAGGTCATCTGACTGGGTAACTCCCAATTTTATTATGGGATGCAATGCTGGATGTTCTAATAGTTATTGTTATACTAGAAGATTTGGAAGAAAATATATTTATATTAATACTAATGTAGATGAAATATTAGAATCAATAAGACAACATTCTTTAAAATTAGGTACTAAAATCCCTAATCAAACAGATTTAAAGTATTGGACCTATGATATAGGTTGTGATACTGACCTTAATTATCATTGGAAAGACTATGATTGGGATAAAGTATTAAAGTTTTTTACAGAAACTCCTAACATTAAAGCTACTTTTGCTACTAAATTTGTTAATAATCAATTACTACCTTATGGTAATGAAAAACTAAGAATTAGATATAGTTTAATGCCTCAACATATGTCTGATATTTTAGAACCTAAAACTTTTAAAATAGAGAAAAGGATTGAAGCTATTAATAAATTTATAGAGCATGGTTGGGATGTACATATCAATTTCAGTCCTATTGTATATACTAATACTTGGAAAAAAGATTATGAAGAATTATTTAAACTAATAGATCAGAAAGTATTATATAAAGATAAAGTAGCTTGTGAAGTTATATTTTTAACTCATAATCAAAACTTACATAATATTAATTTAGAACAAAATTCTATAGAAATAGAAAACCTACTTTGGAAACCAGAAATACAAGAAACTAAAATATCTCAATATGGGGGAGAAAATATTAGGTATCAATGGGAGTTTAAAAATCAATTAATTAATGAATTTAAAGAATTACATAATAGTATTATACCTTGGTGTAATATTAGGTATATTTTTTAAAATAAAACATAAAATATAAAATGATACAAACAACAGATCAATTATTTAACTATTATAAAGAATATGTTGCTTTAACAGAGGGACATTATGATTATTTAATAGATAAAGAAGATTTTAAGAAAGCATTAAAAGAATTTGCTACTTTACATGTCAAAAAAGCTTTAGAAGAAGCTAGTAATAAAGCTAAAATTAAATATAGTTATAGTGGTAACACAGGTTCTGAATATTGTGATGAATTTGTAGATCCTGAATCTATTTTAAATGCTTATAATATAGAAGAAAATATAAAATAATGAAAGATAAATATACAATAGGTAATTATTATAAAATTCCTTGTATAGAGTATAAAGAAGTTTATAATAGATTAGAGCAAGTAAGATTAAATGAGTTATATATAGGTTATCCTACATATAAAAAATTTGAATATATTTATTATTTACCTGTTACTTCAGAAAAACCTCATAGTGATAGAGAAAATGGACAAAATTACTTACATTATCATGTAGATTATAGATTTGAATTTGGAGAAAAAAGTAAGTGTTATTTATTTGAAGATAGTAATATTAGATTAGAACATACTAAAAATACTAAAATAGTCTATATGATGATGAAATGTATAAAAAAATCTAATGAATTTACCACTCCTGTAAGTTATATAAAAAACTCTAAACTAAAACATAAATGTATAATAAAAGGTAAATGTCCTCACAGAGGTCAAAACTTAACTTTAGAACCTGATATTAATGGAGTAATAACTTGTCCTAATCATGGTTTACAATTTGATGCTATAACTAAACAATTAATAACAAATAATGGAAAATAATTATGAAAGATACATTAAACCTGAAAACTTTTATTTAACTATACAAAAACCTTGGTTTAATAAAAATGAAATATTAAATGTTGGAGGAACAAGAGTTAAAGTTTTAGAAACTCCACATAAAAAATGGTATAAACAATTATTACAATTTATTAGTTTTGGACTATATGAAGCTCCTACTCAATACAAAGTAATACAAATAGATTAAATATAAAAAATAATGAGTAAATATATAGATGTAAAATATACAGTATGGGGAAGATTTTCTTTTGATGATAGTACAGATTTAAAACCTATTATAGAACATCTTGAAAAAGAACAATATCCAGAAGAATTAGAAAAATTTGAAGGATACTTAGGTTATGAAAGTATGATTGAAACAGAAGAATTTATACCTATTGAAGAAAATGATAATCAACCTACAATAGAAGTGTATGAAAATGTAAAAGATACACAAAATTGGCAAGAATGTATTTGGGATAATAGTTTTGAATCTGAAATAAAAAGAAAAGAAAAATGAATTTAGTAACAAAAAGTAATAATGATTATATAGAACCTATTCCACATGACAATAATATTAATAGTATTATAAGTGATTTTAATGTGAAAGAGGAAAAAGTAGTTGTATTTGATGCTGATAGCTTACCTTTTATTTGTAGTTATCAGCCTAAAAATGATGAATTTGGTAATCCTACAGAATATTATACTAAAAAAAATGGGGGTTTTGATATAGCTGAAGGTATTTTAAATGAGAAATTATTAGGAATTTTTAACAAAATAGAAGAATATTTTACTATAAAAACCATTTATTTATGTGTAAAAGGTAATAATAATCCTAGAAAACAATGGTTAAGTTCTTATAAAACTCACAGACCAGAAACTCCAGAAATAGTTAACTATTTGCACAATATTCTTATAGAAAAACATAATGCTTTTATAGCTCCTATAGGAGAAGCTGATGATGCAATTAAAACATTAGTAGATACTTTAGGAGATAATGCTTTAATTTGTGGAATAGACAAAGATTTATTAACTATTTCTGGATACCATTACAACTATTCTAAAGATTTTTATCAATATATTGATGAAAAAACAGCTAATTATAACTTTTGGACCCAAGTATTGATAGGAGATAGTACAGATTTTGAAAATCTAAGCCCAAAAATAGGTAAAAAATATGCAGAAAAAGTATTAGATATAGATATGACTGAAGAAGAATATAAAGAAGCTGTATATAATGGGTTTTTAAAAGCTTGGAAAGGAAATGTTGATTTAGCTAAAGAAAAGATGGAATTATCTTATAAATTAGTTAAATTATGGAATTTTAAAGAATTAGAAAATGTTGAAAATAAATAAAATATGGAAAAACAAGAGCAAATAGATGTAATAATTGCACATCACATGGAGCTAATTAATAAATTAGAACATGAAAAAGCTTTACTAGATTATAATATTATTAAGTCATTTAAAACAATGAATCAAGATAATATAGCCTTAATTTCTTATGAATTTTATGATTATATGGATAAACAAATGAAAATATGTGATAAAATTAATGAAAAATATAAATATATGACAAAAGAAGTATATGAGCTGAATGAAGTTGATTTAAGATTAATGAATAAAAATATTGATAATTATAATAAAAGTAAATAAAATATGAAATTAAGTAAAAAACCTACAGATTGGATTATAGCTACAGCAAATAATAATGATGATTACTTTGTAAGTGACTTTATTATAATAAATGCAAAACAATGTATAGACTTTAAAGAAAGAATTATACCTATACTAGAAAATAATGGATTAAAAGGAGAATATTCTGAGCATGGAGTAATTATGTTTGAATTTTTCGACTCTAGTAATGAATATTACCCTATCATAAATGATTTTTTAGAAAATAATGAAGAAGGTTGGTCTTATATAGAATTAACAGATAAAGAATTTGAAGAAATACAAGAAAATTGTGTTATACTAGATAGTTGTGAAAATGAACTTAGAGTAGATTGTACTATTACTGGTATAGATAGAAGTGGATTTTCTTTTAAATCTTATGGAAAGTATTGTGGTACAGAACTTTATGCAAATTTACCTTTAAATATATAAAATAATATTAGATAAGAACCTTATAATTTGGAATTATAAGGTTTAAGTCTTATATTTGAAACTTAATTAAAAGAAAAATATGGAAGAAAAAATTAATTATTATTTAGTTTTAGAACAACAAACTCATTTTAATGGACATGGAGAACCTGAAGAAGGAAAACTCACTAAATTTATAACTACTAATAAATTATATGAGCAATTAATTGGTAAAGAAGGTGTTATGTTTTATGAAAATCCTGTAGAATCTTTTATAGAAGATTCTGTTTTTGTAAATATAGATAAACATTTTAGAAGTTTATTTGCTTTTCCTGAAGATAAACAAGCTCAAGATAGTTACCATTGCATTATGTATAGTTATGAAGTTAGTATTGTTTCTAAAGAAATGGCAGAAAAATTAACAGAAATTATTAAATCTTATAAGAATATTAATTAAATATGAATCAAAATCTAGAAGTAGGAAATTTAGAGTTAATAAAGTGGAAAGATAAACCTGATATTCTTTTAGAAGAAATATCTAATCTTTGGAAAGATATAAAAGAGGCTATAGAAAGTAAAAACTTAAGGTTATTAGAAGAAAAGTTGAAGGATAGTGTAGAATTTATAAAAGAATAAATTAAATAAAAAAATATGGCAAAAGAAGTAAAAAAAGAACAAAATATTGATGGTTTTCAATCAGAAATTGAAAAAATTTTTGGGAAAGGAAGTATTATAACAGCAAATGAAGAAATTCCTCCTGGAGATATTATTCCTTTAACCAGTTTGACATTATGTAATGCTTTGGGTAAAGGAGGATTTGCTAAAAATAAAATTATAGAAATTATTGGTTGGGAAAGTGCAGGAAAAAGTACTCTATCTTGTGATGCTATAGCAAATGATCAAAAAACATATGGAGATAATTGTCTTTTAATAGATAAAGAAAATAGTTTTGATAAATTTTATGCTGAAAGATTAGGAGTAAATTTAGATAAACTACAATTAGCCTATCCTAATTCTTTAGAAGATTGTTATAGTTTAATAGAAAAAGCACTAGACTCTAGACTTTTTGGTTTAATTGTAGTAGATTCTTTGACTTCTTTTCAACCTCAAGCAAGTTTAGATAATCCTGGAGGAGCTATGGGTAAAGAGGCTAGAATTAATTCTGATAGAATGAGAATGGTCAATGATAAAGTTAGAAATTCTAATTGTTGTGTAGTATTTATTAATCAAATTAGAGAGAAGATAGGAGTAATGTTTGGAAGTCCAGAAACTACATCAGGAGGAAATGCACTGAAATTTTATGCCCATGTTAGAATTATGATTAGAAGAAAAGAAATTAAAGCTGAAAATCAAACTAATACTATGCATTTTAAAATTATTAAAAATAAATTAGCTCCTCCTATGAAAGAAGCAGAAACCACTATTATTTGGGGTAAAGGTTTTGATAAAGAAAGCGAGATATTTTATTTAGCAAAAGATTTTGAAATTATTAAAAAACATGGTAAAAAAGTTACTTATAATGGGGAAATATTTGAATTAAGTGATAAAGATGCTATGGATGAATATTATGCTTATTTAGATAAAAATCCTGACATTAAAAAAGAAATAGTAGATAAAGTGTTAGATAGATTAAATAACCCAATAACAGAAGAAGAAAATGGACAAATTAGTGAGGAAAAAGTACTTTAATGACTTAATAAATTTAAATGGTTCTAAAAATATGTTTAATTTTGGTTACTTTAAAAATATAAGTTATAATGATAATGAATTTAGAAGATTATGCAACTATGTTAATCAAAAGTTTAGAGATATAGGAACTTTTTTAGATAAAGAAGATGTTAATGATATAGAATTATTAAAAGAATCTAGAGAACAGGGATTAGAAAAAGAAGATTAGAAAATATATGATAGAAGAAAGAAAAAAAGTAAATTTACATAGTCTTAGATATAATCTGGCTACTAAATACTTGATAAATACCTTAGATATTAATTCTAAAGGGGTTACTTTTAAGTTATTGAAAGAATTAGGATTTGTTAATGCTTATCTTATAGATGTTGGATATGATCATAAAGTATCTGATACTTTAACTTTAATATTTTCTATTCCTAACTCTTTCAAAGATAATTTCTTTAACTTTATTAAAGAGTTAGAAAAAGATGTACCTAATTATCTTTTACATTATGAAATAGATATTAATACTTATGGGGTTCTTTTTAAAATATCTGAAAAATATAAATATATAATACCTTTATTTTTAGAGGGTAAATATTCTAAATTTGGTAAAGGATATGCTGATTTTTTTAAAGAAGTTAGTGGAGGAAAAGTTAACTATTTATCACAATATAAGATTATCCTAAAAGACAAGGATTATCAATATGCTTTAGAAAATAAAATAGGAGCAGATATAGGAGAACTAGATGATAGAGAATTAGATAGTTCTCCTGATGAAAAAGATTATATATTTGATTATGAACAACTTATAAAAGAACAAGAAAATGCAAGTAGATAACAAAGAAAACTTAATACTAAACATTAATAATAAGACACAACTATATTCTGAACAAGAAGTTAAAAAAGCTTTAGAAGAATATGAAAAAAACAAAATAGCTACTAGTCAGGTTAGTTTTTGTGCTAATCATGATAGAGATACTCAAGAAGCTATTAATGAATATTATAAAGCTCCTGAACAAGTAGTTTGGGATGCTAGACCTGGTATTAAAATGAGTAATGCTTACTTTCCAACAGCAATTCCAACAGCAAATTGGATAACTACACATACAGCAGAAAGAATTAAAACAGACCCTGTTGTAGAAGCTGTAAAACATGACAAAGATAAAGTTAAAATGGAATTGTTACCTCCTTATAGTTTAGAAAAGATTGCTAAAGTATTTACTTTTGGAGCTAATAAATATGAAGATTGGAATTATCTTAAAGGAGATGGGTTAAAATTAAGTAGAGTTTATGGTTCTTGTTTAAGACATTTAAATTCCTGGTATAAAGGAGAAGAATTAGATCCTGAAACAGGAGAAAATCATTTAATTCATGCAGGATGTTGTATTATTATGCTCATAGAACTAATAAATGCTAAAAACAATGATGATAGACCTAAACATTATGTAAAAGATAATAAAATAAGTAATTTATTAAATGTACATGAAATGGATTAAAAAATGGAAAAAATACAAGTTATAAGTGATACACATGGATTTCACAATCAAGTATTTATACAAGATAATGTAGATTGTATTATACATTGTGGAGATAGTACTAATTATTATGATATTTATCATAATCAACCAGAATTTGATGATTTTATTAGTTGGTATTCTACTATAAATGTAGAACATAAAATTTTAATACCAGGCAATCATGATTCATGGAGTATGAAAAAATATAATATTGATAAAGTAAAAAGTTTAGGTATTATCTATTTAGAACATGAATATTATAAATTAGAAGGTTTAAAGATATTTGGTTCTCCTTATACTCCTACATTTGGAAATTGGCATCATATGAAAGATAGAGCTAAATTATTTAGATATTGGGAAGAATTAGAAGAAAATATAGATATTCTTATAACTCATGGACCTCCTTATGGTATTTTAGATTTATCAGAAAACAGAGATGGTCAATTAGAAAATTGTGGAGATAAAGCTCTTTTTAAGAAAATATTAAAAGTACAACCTAAATATCATTGCTTTGGTCATATTCACAACAATAATAATTGTTATAATCAAGGTACTAGAACTATTCAAGGTTGTAAAACTACTTTTATAAATTGTTCTATGGTAGAAGATGGTAAATTTAGTAAAGGTTTAATAAATAATGGATTAATAATTAATTTAAAATAGAATATGAAAGTAAAAATAAAGAAACTACACAAAGATGCAGTAATACCTAAATATGCTAAACCTGGAGATGCTGGAATGGATTTAACTGCTATAGAAATTAGTTATGATAATAATGGAAATATAGTTTATAGAACAGGATTATCTTTTGAAATACCTGCTGGGTTTTTTATGATGCTTGTACCAAGAAGCTCTAATTCTAAAACAAATTTAATGCTCACTAATCATTGTGGAATAGTTGATTCTGGATATAGAGGAGAAGTAATGTTTAAATATAAACCTTATAAATGGAATGATAATTCCCAAGAATCTTTTTTAGAAATGGTAAAATTTGAAACTTATAAAATAGGGGATAGAGTAGGTCAAGGAATTATACTTCCTTATCCTCAAATAGAATTTGAAGAAGTAGAAGAATTATCTGTAACTGAAAGAAACACAGGAGGGTATGGTAGCAGTGGTGCTTAGTTACATAAAACAATTATTACCTAAAAAAGTAATAATTACAAATCAAAATTTAAAAAAATTAGAAATATTATATAACAAAGAAATAAATAAATTAAGGTATGGTAAAAAAAGTATTTAGGACAGATTTTAGTGAAAGTATATTCAATTTTAAGTATAAGCATGAAAATGCTGAAACTTGGGAAGAATTAAGTAGAACTTTAATAGAAGATGTTTGTAGAGAATATTTATCTAAAGAAGAAAAAGAAGAACTTATAGAAATGCATAGCAATATGGAATTTATTGCTGGAGGTAGATACTTATATTATGCAGGAAGAATTAATAAATTTTTTAATAATTGTTATCTATTAAAAAGTTTAGAAGATTCTAGAGAAGATTGGGCTGATTTATCTTGGAGAGCTGAAAGCTGTTTAATGACTGGAGGAGGTATAGGTAATGATTATTCTATTTATAGAAGTAAAAATACACCTATTAAAAGAACAGGAGGTAAAGCTTCAGGTCCTATTTCTAAAATGAAAATGATTAATGAAATAGGAAGAGAAGTAATGCAAGGGGGTAGTAGAAGAAGTGCTATATATGCTTCTTTAAACTGGAAACATAGTGATGCTGGGGAATTTTTACATTGTAAAGATTGGAAATCTATTCCTGTAGCAGGAGCTTTTGATGAAAATGGAAATCAATTATCTGTAGGAGACTTAAAAGAAAAAGATTTTAATTATCCTGCTCCTTTAGATATGACTAACATATCTTTAAATTATGATAATAAATTCTTAGAAGAAATATATGATAAAACTTTTGAAGAATTATTACAAATTTATAAAGAAGGAGGTAAAAATGCTATTTTTAATTTACCTATTATTAAAATTCCTATTACTTTTTTAGAAAATTGTAGACAAGCTTTAAAAACAGGGGAACCTGGAATGAGTTTTAATTTTTTTGAAAAAGTATTAGAGACCCTCAGAAATGCATGTTGTGAAGTAACAAGTGAAGATGATAGTGATGTTTGTAATTTAGCTAGTATTAATATGTCTAGAATAACTACTAAAGAAAGATTTGAAAGAGTTTGTTATTTAGTAGGTAAATTTTTACTTTGTGGTACTATGGTAGCAGAATTACCTTATCAAAAAGTAATAGATGTTAGAGAAAAAAATAGAAGATTAGGTATGGGATTAATGGGTGTACATGAATGGTTACTACAAAGAAATAGTGGATATGAAGTAACTCCAGAATTACATAGTTGGTTAACTGTTTATAAAGAACAATCAGAAGTTGGAGCTAATGAATTAGCTATTAAATTAAATATAAATAAACCTGTTGCTTATAGAGCTATTGCTCCTACTGGGACTATAGGTATTATGGCAGGAACTACTACAGGTATTGAACCTTTATTTGCTGTAGCTTATAAAAGAAGATATTTAAAAGGACAAAAAGAATGGCATTATCAATATGTAATAGATGGTACAGCTAAACTTTTAATTAAAGAATATGGAATAGATCCTTATAAAATAGAAACAGCTTTAAGTCTAGCTAATGATTATGAAAGAAGAATTAAATTTCAAGCTGATATTCAAGATTATGTAGATATGGCAATTTCATCTACAATTAATCTCCCTAAATGGGGTACTTCATTAAATAATGATACTAAAGTAGATGATTTTGCTCATGTACTAGCTAAATATGCAATTAGATTAAGAGGTTTTACTTGTTATCCTGATGGAAGTAGAGGTGGTCAACCTTTAACTATTGTAGATTATAAAGAAGCTATTTCTCAAGAAGGGCAAGAATTTAAAGAAGAATTCTTTGATGTCTGTGACCTGACTAAAGGGGGAACTTGTGGTATTTAAATTAAATAAATAAATATAGTGATATTAACAGAAAAAGAAATAAGAGATCTTTTATCTAAAGATTTTAAACAAGTAAAGAAAACTTCTTCAGGAGAAATATTTAATCAATATACTTATGATGAAAAAGAATGTTTAAATCTTATAGAGAGTTATATTTATGAAAGAAAAGGTCAGAAGATAGGGGATATTCAATCCCCTTCTTTTGCTCTTAAACAACATGGACAATTAGGAGGATTAGTTGCTCAACAAAGATATAACAAAATGGAAATAGCTTTTGATAAAGCTTTACAATTTTATAATGAAAAATATAATAAATATGGCTAAAAAAAATCAATTAGAAGTAAAAGTATATACTATTTTAGAGGAATGTGTAGAAAGTGGTATTAATTGGGGTTTCTTGAAAGCTTTTAAACATGATGATGATCCTTCTGAAGATAAAATAAAAGAAGAAATATTAAGGGCTATTATGTTATCTATTAGTGAAAAGTTTAATTTTCCTGAATTTAATGATTAGGAAAAAAAAGACCTGTTTATCTTGTAATACTGAACAATTTATTTTTTCTAAAAATAGGTGCAAATCATGTGCTTCTAAAGAAGATAGTAAACCTATTAAAAAAGTATCTACTAAACAAACAGAAAAGAATAAAGATAAAGCTTTAAAAACTAAAGAGTTACATTCTTGGTTTTTAACTTTATTTGATAAACATAAAGAAAAAGATGCTAAAGGTTATTTTGTAAGATGTTTTGAAACAGGTTTTAAAATGTATGAAGATAATTATAAATATAACAGTTGTATATATTCTCATTATTTTCCTAAAAGTACATATCCCCAATATGCTTTTGAAGAGTGGAATATGGAATTAGTAACTCCAGATACACATAGTACCTGGGAACAAGATCATACAAAGTGTAGTAAAATGTATAAGAAATACTTGGAATTAAAGGAAAAAGTATTATATTTGTAAATAAATAATATATGGTAACAAGTCAAATTAAATATAAAAACTTTGTAAAAGGTAGTAAAAATACTTTAGCAGGTAAAGAAATGGAAGCTAAAATAGTAGATAAAATAGAAATAGAAGGTACTACTCATTATTTAGTACAAAATAATAAAGGAGAATTAATTATTATTCTACCTAATCAATTAACTAAAATAGTAAATACAAAAAATGTTAACACCTAAGAAACAAGCAGAAGAATTAGTAAGAGATTTTGGTAATATAGGTTTAGCTTTATTGTGTGTTAGATATATATTAAGATCTACTGGAATAACTCATGTTTATGATTATTGGATAGAAATAAGAGAAGAATTATTAAAATTAAAAAAAGATAATGAATAAAATAAAAATATTAGCTATAATGGGAGATAATAATCTAAGTGCTTCTAAGTATCATAGATTATATCTTCCTTTAACAGCCTTAGAAGGTAAAGTAATTAAAGTAGGAGAAGAAGATAAAGAGATAAATGTAGATTTTATAGATACTTTTAATCCTCCTTTAGAAATATTAGAAAAGTATAATATTATTTGGAATAATTTTTCTTGTAATATTCCTAATACTATTATAGGACTTTTACAAAGTAAAGGTATTATCTTTATAGAAGATGTAGATGATTATTGGGAATTACCTAAAAAGAGCATAATGGTTCCTATAGTAGGAAGAAGTTATGATAATGTACCTATTCTTTCTAGTTTAAGTGATGTTACTATTTGTGCTACTGGTACTTTAGGAGTTAGTGTTATTCCTTATAGTAACAATATTTCTATATCCAACAATGATTTACCTATAGGAGAAGGACAATTTACTGTAAGAGATAATATTAAAGAAGGAGAAAAGATAGTCATAGGAGTAATAGGTTCTGTATCACATCTTCCTGATTATCAAAGTATTGTTAATGTTATTAAAAGGATTACTTTAGATAAAGAGATAAAAGAAAAATGTAAATTTGTTATAGCTGGATATGTAGAAAAAGATAAAAATTGGGATAAAATTGTAGCTATCTTTAGTCAAAATGGATTTGAAGTAGAATTAAGAAATTCTTTACCTCTAGAAAATTATATGGAAGCTTATAAAGGAATTAATATTGTGTTAGCTCCTTTAAGTGATGTAGAATTTAATCGTAAAAAATCAGCTTTAAAGGCTCTTGAGTGCTCTTTATGGAACATTCCTATGATAAGTAACCCAATGTATGCTGATAAAGAATTTAATGGTGTTATAGTAGCTAAAACTGATAAATCTTGGATAGAAACTATTAGATACCTAATACAAGATGATAACTATGTAGAAATAGGTAAAAGATTAGGAGAAGTTAACAGAAACTTATCTAATTTTGAAGGTAGAATAGAAAACTTAAGATTATTGGTAGAAGCTAGTATGAATAAAAAACTAGTATCTGATTTAGAAACTTTAGATATGTATTCTATTAAATATAGAGAAGATCAAAATACTGAATATCAAAGTTACTTAAATCAAAATAAAGAGACTTCTTGGAGGTTTGAGTATAATCCCTTGATGAATATAGTACCTAAAGTAGAAAAAGAATATGTAGGAGTATTAAGTTGGAGATTTCTTCAGAAAACAGGTTTAGCTAAGAATTTACTTTATAATATGATTAAACCTACTTTAAAAGAAGGCAATGTAGATATGATTAATTTATCTCCTAGAAAATGGTTAAGTGGTAAAGAATATATGGAGTTTAGTGAAAAACAACATCCTGGACTTGAAAACTTATTAAAATTAATATGTTTAAAATTAGGAGTTATTTATAACCCTAATCCTAAAAATATAGTTTACTCTAATTTTTTTATTCTAAAAACTTCTATTTACAAAGAATATGTAGAAGAATGGATTAAACCTGCTTTAGCTTGTTTAGAAGGGGAATATTGGACTTTAGCTAACAAAGATGCTAATTATATAGGAGGATTAAGTAAAGAAGATTTAAAACTACATACAGGCTTAGATTATTACAATATGATTACTTTTGTATTAGAAAGATTAATTCTTCAATTTATTGAATGTAAAAAATTAAAAGTAAAAAATGTCTAAACCATTAAGTAGGGAATTTTTGTTGGAGAGAGGTAAATGTTGCAAAAATTCTTGTAAAAATTGCCCCTGGGGTTTTGGTAAAAGATTAATAGATCAAATAACAAATTTACAATTAGAGCAAAATTTACTTATGTCAAAAGTAGATGATTTAATAAATAAAACTAAAAATATGAATAAAAAAAAATATAATTACTCTAGTTATTGTTTAGGGAGTTCAATATCAATAAACAATAAGAAGTTAAATCATTTAGATTCTTCTCAAGATAACTCATTATTACTACAAGAAACTGAAAAATTATTTAATAAATTACTATTAAAACATGGTTCATTTGAACTTTATAAAACATTATTACAAGCATATGGAGAATATGAATCTACAGAAGTCTGTGAACAATGTGGTAATTATGATGAAATTATTAATTTAGAAATATAATAAAATATGAATACAGAAGAAAAATACTATGTACCTGATAGAGAAGATTTTAAAGAAGGTTTTGAATATGAAAAACTTTATAATACATACAGTCCTCCAGATTTTAAATTAACATCTAGTAATTGGCTTAAAGAGACTTTTGATGATTTTACTTCAGAAGAAAATTATCTTTTCAATAGACAACTTATGGATAATAATATAAGAGTACCTTTTCTAACAAAAGAAGATATTGAAAAAGAAGGTTGGGTATATAATGGTAAATCTATAGATTTATGGTTTTATAAAGAAGGAGAATTTGAAAGAACTTCTTATACTGTTTATAAAGTGACATTACATTATAATTTAGAAGATAAATGGTTACTTATTTATTTAAAAGATAATGGAGAAGATGTATTAATATTTCAAGGTAAGTGTAGATGTATAAATGATTTTAAAACTGTTTGTAAACTATTAAATATATAAAATATGAATAATATACAAATTTTTGTTATCACATATAACGAGGAATATATGTTACCTTTCTTTATAAAATGGTATAGAGATAGATTTCCTGATTGTAAAATAGTTGTCTATGATAATATGTCAACAGATAACACAGTACAAATAGCTAAAGATAATAATTGTGAAGTGATACTTTATGATACTAATAATCAACTTTCAGACAGTAAATACTTAGAAATAAAGAATAATTGTTGGAAAAATGCTACAACAGATTGGGTATTAGTGTGTGATGTAGATGAACTATTAGACATTAAACCAGAAGATTTAAATACAGATCAAACATTATTTAAATCTAAAGGTTATAATATGTGTAATGTAAATAATGTTGAAGATATATTAACTATTAAACATGGAATAGAAGCTGTACAATATGATAAAATATTATGTTTTAATAAATTATACATTAAGGAGATAAACTATACTCCAGGTTGTCATTCTTGTAATCCTATAGGGGATGTTATATATACTTCTAAAAGACCTAAACTATTACATATGAAGTTTATGAATGAAGATTTGTTGGTAGAAAAATATAAATCTTATGCTAGTAGACTTTCAGAAGAAAATTTAAAGCAAAATTGGGGTTATCATTACAAATCTGAAGAAGAAAATATCAAAAGAGATTATCAAAATCACCTTAAACAAGCAAAATTAATATGATAAAACATAACTATAAAGAAATAGAAGGTTGGTTTAATATGGAAGACCAATACTTAGAATTATTAGAAAATACTCCAGAAGGAGGAATATTTGTAGAATTAGGAGCTTATAAAGGAAAAAGTACTTCTTTTATAGTAACTGAAATGGTTAATAGAGGTAAAGACATAAAATTTTTTACAATAGATACTTTTTTAGGAGATAGTGGTTCTACAGATCAAAAAGAAATAGAAGCTTATAAACAAGTAAACATTTCTAAAATGTATGAAGAATTTAAAGAAAATACTGAACATTTAGAAGATAAATTTACAGTAATTAAAGACTATTCTTGGGAAGCTGCTAGATTATTTGAAGATAATAGTATAGATGTTTGTTTTTTAGATGCCAGTCATGCAGAAAATTCAGTTTTTTTAGATCTTCAAGTATGGTATCCAAAAATTAAAAATAATGGTATTTTAGCTGGACATGATTATTATGCTTGGACAGGCGTTCAAAATGCTTTTAAAAAATATTTTAAAAAAAATCCAGACAAAATTGAAAACGATTGCTGGTTTATTAAAATAATTAAATAATAAGTTAATTCATGGATAAAATTTGTGGAATTTATAAAATAACTAGTCCTTCTAATAGAGTATATATTGGACAATCTAGAAATTACAATAAAAGAATAAATGGATATAAAAAATATAATTGTAAGGGACAACCAAAATTATATAATTCTTTAAAAAAATATGGTTTTAAAAATCATATAGTTGAATTAGTTCATGAATTAACTTTAGATATTGATCAAAAAGATTTAAATTATTGGGAACTTTTTTATTATAATAAATATAAAAATGAAGGTTTTCATTTATTAAATTTAAGAGAATGTGGTGCTAATGGTAAATTTTCAGAAGAATCTCGATTAAAAATGAGCATTTCTGGTAAAAATAAAATAATAACAGAAGAACATAAAAGAAATATGGGGTTAGCTCAAAAAGGCAGAAAACATACTGAAGAAACTAAAAAGAAAATGAGTGCCTGGCAAAAAGGAACTATTTTAGGTACAGGTAAACCTATTTTAAAACTTGATTTAAATATGAATTTAATAAAAGAATATGCTTCTGTAACTCATGCTCAAAGAGAAGAAAATATACCAAAACAAAATATAACAGAATGTTGTAAGAAAAATTTACAAAAATTAAAAACAAAAATTAGAAATAAAACAAATAAATTTACATGTAGAGGGTTTATTTGGGAATATAAAAACAAAGATAATATGAAAGAAATAAGTGAAACAGGTTATTGGAATGGAGAAACAGCTCATATTCATCATGTACATTGTAAAGAACTAAGTAAATGGATATGTGAGTTTTTAGAAGAAAATGTAGGTCTAGATTGTCCTATAAGAGATCTGGCATGTGGATTGGGGAATTATCTTAGAGATTTAGATAATGAAGGTTTTATAAATTTAGCAGGATTTGAAGCTGATCTTCCAAAACATAAAGTATTTGATAATATTTTACAACAAGATTTAACTATACCTTTTACTATATCTCCTAAAGGAGTAGTTATAAGTCTTGAATGTGGAGAACATATTAATCAAATATATATGGATAAATATATAGACAATATATGTAATAATTGTAATAATTATCTTATTATGTCTTGGGCTATAAGAGGGCAAGAAGGATTTGGTCATGTTAATTGTCTTGACAATCATGAAGTTATACCATTAATAGAAGAAAAGGGTTTTAAATTAATGGAAAAAGAAACAGAGGAAGTTAGAAATATAGATCTTTCAGAAGCTCCTTGGTTTAAGAATACATTATTAATATTTAAAAAAGTATAGATATGAAAGAAAATATAGTTTTAAAAATAACATTTAAAGAAGATTTATTAAAACAAAATGATTATGAAATAATGTACACTAAGGGTAATATTGATAAACTTAAATTACCTAAACTTGATAAAACAATGGTATATTATTTAAAAGA